GTCAAGGCCGAGTTCATTTTGTCGTGACTCCAACATGACTCTGCCATTTAACAAAAACTGTAGATTTGAAAACTTGGCAACAATCATGTTTGTCCAAGCACCAAGCTTCTGCTTCGGCCTTCTTGAACAATACCAACAAAAGAGCCAGTGTCGCAAAAGCAAGGTGCTCTCATTGACACCACTGAGCCCAGGGACAAAAAGAGAGGTTTCAAGAAAACGGTAAGGAGTCCTCGAGCACACATTTTCCAACATGCCCGCACTCAAAATGGGATTGTTTAGGCAAAGTAGGTCAGGCACCCAGGCAAGCCGTGACCTCAAAAAGGTCTGCAGGGCCCGCATGTACCCATAGTTGAACAACAAAGGGGACAGCAAGTCAGGCGCCATGGACAAGGCCCCGACAAATGCATCTAAGGCACTCACCTCCCCATACTCGATTAATTGCCCAACATTTTCAAACTCGGCTTGGTCCTCCAAAACCAATTTGTCACTTTGATTAGGCGGGGGAGATGGGTTATACCAATTGCGCATCACAGTCTGATAAGACGGGATGCGCCACTTGTTATGTCTGATATGAGTCATGATGGCAGGTGACTTGACCAAGACTTTACATATACCATCATACAAGTCTGGGTGGTGTGCAGTAAGCGTAAGATAGCTTAACAAGCGTTTGGCCTTGTATGTGGCTGAAACATTCTTGACTGGGGCAGTCAATTTGCCGACTAATTTCTTCTTATCGTGCCACACCACGAAAGGGACATCAAGCCCAAACTTCTTGAGCTCTGCCCTTTCTGCAGGCGTTGCACGTCTTCCCCACTTCGAAAGGAAAGAAACCTCATTAAGTGACTGCTTAACTTCCAAATTATTAGTGAGACCCCACTTAGCCATCGTGGACCGGATGTTCTTCGGTGTCCACACAGCAGGCTTTGCCGCTAGGATTGACAACACATGGTCGTCGCCAAAACACGAGAGCTCATTATAATACATGAACTCTCGAGATGACAGGCCAGTCAAATCTTTCCATGCCATCAAGTAAAGCACCACCAGACCCACAGAGTTGTCCATGCTAGTTGAAGAGTGACCAGTTGTCAGACCAGTTCCCTTCTTATACACATTTCCAGTGGAAGTGGTGTTCAACAATTGGTGGACAACCTGCTCGTAATTCACGTCAATCAGGTCGGCAATCCGATCTCTATCCTTGTGGTGCTCAAAGCCATGCTTTCGAATGGCTTTGATGACCTCAACTACTTTTCCACTAATTGTGCTGTCAAAAGCAGTGAAATCACCCTCCACATGAATTTGGCAGCGTGAATGACGCTGCCAAATAGTGGACATCCAGTAACCATTTAGTGGCATGCCAATTTTAATGGGCGTCGAAACCCATGAGAACCTGTGATTGGGGCCATAATTCCAAATGGTTGATAAAATATACTGGGTGATAGGCGAGCCAATTATGGAGCGAACCATATTATTGGCCCATTTCTTTTCAGGCAAGGCCTCGCCCTTTACAGACACAGCTGAAACAGGCAAAATCTGGGTTGCGGCCCAAAAGGTACGGGCCCACAATGCTTTAAAGGGGCCATAACCACCCAAGTCATGGATAAACTTGGAACGCTTATACTTGCTGCGTAGCCTAAGGGGATCCCTCATAAAAGCACCCAGCGCATACTTCTTTTCCCACATCCGAATGATGTAATTAAAAGACGTGAGCCGGGAATGCCTAAAAATATCCCCCAGAACAAACCAAACATCATCCAGGTCAAGATCAGGATAGTCATACTTTGGAGAGCGGAAATACCGTGAAGTAGCTTCCAATTCATTTTCGACGGAAGCATACTCCTCAGACCTCCTGTATCGGATGCCAGCAATGCGCAGGGACTCAAGATCTTCATCGATTTGCATCTTGAGGTTATGAATCCCCTGCTTGAAGTCAGACCCGCAAAGAACCCACTCTTTAAATGACTGGGAAGCCAACGGAACAGGATCCGTGACATCCACATTTATGGGCCAACCAAGGTCCTTCATAAGTGTTAAAGAAGCCTCCAGGGTCTCACGATCGGGCCTGAGAGGCCCTCTTGTTCTCACATAAGAGGGCAATGCCAGATCAGACACAACAATGGAAGCTGTCATCACCATTGACTTAAAGTGTTGGGTGAGCCGAGAAGAGCCTCTGGCAATAGCCAGAGAGTGGTGTTTCTC